ACCAACAATTGGCCATGAAAAACTTATTAATAAAGTTGCTAGTGTTAGAGCAGATGATTACAGAATATATTTAAGTAGAAGTGAAGACGCTAAAAAGAATCCATTAGGGGCAAATGAAAAATTAAAAGTAATGAAAGGTATGTTTCCTAGACATGCTAGAAAGATAGAAATTAATACTACTAATATGATACTTGATATTTGTACCAAGTTGTACAAACAAGGTGTTACAGAAATCTTTATGGTTGTTGGTAGTGATAGAGTAAGAGAATTTGAAACTATTATTAACAAATATAATAATATAAAATCAAGACACGGCCATTATAACTTTGACAATGTAAATGTATTGTCAGCAGGCGAAAGGGATCCTGACGCTGAAGGTGCTAGTGGTATGAGTGCAAGTAAAATGAGAGCAGCAGCTTCTAAAGGTGACCTTGCAAGTTTTAAAAGAGGATTACCAAGAGGTGTTAATGCAAATGACCTTATGCAAAAAGTTAGAAAAGGTATGCAATTGGCTGCTGGTTATGTTCCTGAAACAGAAAAATCAGTAGTAAGTTTAGTAGAGTTTGAACAACAACAAATAAGAGACCTTTATATCAGAGAACAAATATTTAATATTGGTGATGAAGTTAATTATATTAAAGAAGATATGAAAGGTAAGATTGTTAGAAAAGGTACAAATTATATTGTACTAGAAGATAATAAAAATAATTTACACAAAGCCTGGATATGGGATTGTATTCCTATATCAGCTGATAGAGCTATAGAAATGCATGAACATAATTTAGATGTTGACTATGGTTTTGAGGCAGTATCAGAGAAGAAAGAATCGTTTGATATAGGCCAAGACTATGCGAAACACACATCCACCATCACTCCAGGTGAACCTAATCACGCAGGATTTGAACAAAGAGGTTACAAACCAGCTGAAAAAGGTAGTGGTGATGTCGCAAGTAAGAGATACATTAAGAGTTTTGTAGAGAAAGAAGTTATAGAAAAAGAAGAAAATCCTAGAAAACCAACTGAAAAAGATGTAAAAGAATGGGCAGCTTCAGCTTCTACAATAGATAAATATAGGGAACGATACAGAGAAGAATGGAAGGCAAAGCTTCAAGAGGTTGTTGCCACAATGATAGAAAAGTTATAGAGGGAAACTAATGACTAGATACAGACAAACAATGGCTGACGCATACGGAAGTGTAGTAGAAAATACTGCTACAGCAATGCAGGTACAAAACCTTAAAAAAGCATATGCCGATATGAAAGGCAAAAGAATTAGCTTTGATAATGCTAAGAAATTACAACAGATTTTCAACAGATTTGACAGTAATAAAGAACTATTAAAACAATTATACAAAGCAGATATACCATTTGTTTCATCAATGGCAAGTGCTAGACTTATTTCAAAGCATGCTCAGACAGCACAAATGTTAATGCAGATAAGAAAAGAAGGTATTGAAATTTGTGTAGAAGAATTAAGACAAATGATGGATGGTCCTTGGCCTTTAGATGAAGGTAAGATGTCACAGATTGACGCTATGCAGAAAGACGGAGCAACTGCTGAAGAGATTGCTAAAAAATTAAAACTTAAAGTATCAATTGTTAAAGGTATTTTAGGTGAAGAAGAAAAAATTAAAGAAGAAACACTAGTAGAATTTACATCACAACAAATTAAACAAGCATACGGTATATTAAATGACCCTAGATATAAACAAGGTAATTATTCAGGTGCTGTAAAGGCAATTGAAAAACTTGCAAGAGGTTTATCTAATCATCCAGATGTTGCAAATGCATTGAAGAGAGCTAATGAATCTTTAGAAGAAGAATTAGAAATTACAGAAGGTGCTATAGACGCAAAGAAATTTGATAGTTTGAAAAAAGGTGATACAATGACAATCACTTATAATTCTACCATGTCAGGAACTACTGTAAAGAAATTTGTTGTAAAGAATAAGACTAGAAGTGCAAAGCACAATACAGATAAAGTTACAATGTATCCAGATGGCAACCCTAATATGGCAAGATTTTTCCTATACAAAAGAGCAAATGGTAATGTATCAATGGCAACTGGAGATATGGCCGCTACTATGATTAAATCGGAAGAATTAGAAGAAGCAAAAGCACCTTTCAGATTATCTTATGACGACAAGTATGGAAAACACGCAGGCTTTGAAGACGCAAATACTTTAGCAGACTTACAAAACAAAGCACAGAAATTAAGAGATAAAGGATTTAAGATTAATAAAATGGGTAGAAATACATCACCTGTTAAAGAGAATATTGAGGTACAGGTAACTAAAAAAGGTTCTGGTCCTGTAAATAAAAGAAGCTCTGTACATGACTTTGATAACCCAGCAGCTGCCAAAAAATGGATTAAGTGGTATAAAACTGGTAATATGAAAGATGTTGAAAGTATTAAGATGTTTGATTTAGGTAAAGCAATGAAGTATGAAGAATTAGAAGAAAAAGACCCAGCAGCTAAAAAGTTTGATGAAATTTGGGGTGCAAAAAAAGAAAAAGATATAGAAGAAGCAATGCCAGGTGGTGCCAATTCATCTTCAAAAAAAGGTAGTGTTTGGAAAAAAGCAAAGAAAAAAAGATTTGGTGTTAAAGTTGGCCAACATGAACCTAAAGGTGAACCAATTGCTGAAGAGGCAAAAGATATTGCAGTAGGTCAAAGAATAAGTTTTGACCAGTTATCACAATCTCTTAAAGATTTATGGACAGAGGCTGCTGATAAAGAAAAGGGAGCTTCAGACGCTAAAGTTCCAGCAATTGATAAAGATAATAAACCAGGTGTTAAGATTGCAAAAATTAGATTGAAAAGAGATAAGATGGATGGTCCAGAGGGCAACGGCAAAGATGAGGGAGCCGAGTTAGCTAAAAAGGAAGATGAAGTTGCTTTACTAAAACAAAAAATGGAAACTGAAAAGGCAAAGTCAGTTGAAAAGGCAACCAAAAAGTTAGTTAATCCAGAAACAGGTGAACCATTACTTCAAATTGGTATTGCATATAAACATATCAGAGATAAACTTGATAAAGAAAAAGAAAAAAAGAAGGAAGAAGTAAAAGAATCTTCTGAGTATTTAAAAAGTAAATTATCATCTACACAAATTGCAAATATTAAGGCTACTTGGAAGAATAAAAAAGCTTCAGATGTAACAACAGCTGTTAAAGATATGATTAAGAGAATGGATATACCTACACAGTTGGCTATTAAATCGGCAGATATACCACACATTTCAAAACTAGTAGAAGATAAAGAAGAAGTTAATGAAGGATATGAAGGAACTATTTTAGCATACTTAAAAAAATATGCTGACAAGGCTTATTTTTCATACAGAAAATTAATGGTTAAAAAAGGTTCAGAAGGTGTGGTGAAGACAGCACTACAAAGAGGTGTTAAAGATAGAGCAAGTTTAATTTACACATATGAATTACCACCAATAGTTGGTGTAAACGAAGGTACAGAAGATGGCAAAGCTTATGCAATAGGTATGGCAAAGGCTAAAGAAAAATTAAATGATGAACCACCTTTAGAAAAGAAAACTATTAAGAAGGCACATGATATTGCTAAGGCAATACAGAGAGATGAATCACATCCTTCAAAAGATACCTATGAAAGATTAACAAGAGGATAATATGTCAAACTATTTAAAACACAAATCAGGTAGTATAGAAGAAGTTATAGCAAACCAATCTTCACAAAAGTTTAAAAATGATTCAAGTTACCAGAAGATGTTCCAAAAAGAACAAGACAATGCTGGTAGAAACATAGGGTCAATGACACCTAAAGAAAAACAATCATTCCATAACAAGATTGATTCACAATATAAAAAAGAAGGTCTTGAAACTATGGTTCCTAATAAGAAAGATAATCCAGAAGATTTGAAAAGAAAAACTACTATGACAGGTGAAAAACCAACCAAAGTGGATATGGAACCAGAAGTAAAAATGGATACAAATCCTTCTAAACCAATATCTAAAAAATAAACGCTTGCCTTTTCCTTGGAATATGTTATATTGAGTATATGAAATTACCAAAATATTTAGCGAGGATAGCCTGTAATATATTCAAGAGGAATTATGCCTTTACCAAAACTATACTGTGACATGGATGGAGTCCTTTGTGACTTCAAAACACAAGCAGAAAAAGTTGTAGGAGTTCCAATCAATAAGTGGATGAATATGTCCAAGATTGATAAGTGGAAACCAATTGTTGACAAGAAAGATTTTTGGTCAACACTACCTTGGATGTCAGGTGGTAAACAACTCTGGTCATATATCAATAAGTATAATCCAGATATACTATCAGCACATGTTGAAGAAGTAAGGGACCCAACTTGTATCCCTGGTAAATTATTATGGGCAAAAAGAAATTTAGGTCTACCTAATAACAGAATAAATCTTGTTAGAAGATTCCAAAAGAAAGACTATGCTCAGACAGGATATAGAAGTCCTGCTGTATTAATTGATGATTATGAAAAGAATGCTATTGAATTCAATAGAAGAGGTGGCATAGGAATTTATCATACATCAACCTCAAATACCATAAGACAACTCAAAAAACTAGGTTTCTAATCTCTCCTATTATAAATAGTGGTACATTATAAGAAAAGTGAGTACCATTAATTTAAACTTAATAGGGAGAGAATAATATGTCAAGTCATACTAATAAAGATAATGCCGCTGGAGCACCGTTATGGTCTGTAGCTGCTATCAGAAGAGCTTGTACTGCTGCTGAAAGAACAGATTTGTTTAACGATTCAACAGCGAACAACTTTATTACTGGTGTTACTATGGGTCTTTTTAATTTTAAAGATTCAGAAACACAAGGTGGTAAAATTGCACACGCAGGTTGGAACCTAAAGACAACTGGTTCTGGCGGTAGAGCTGCAAGAGTTAGCTATGAGTGTTTGGTTGCGTTAACTAATTCGCAAAACGCTTAATAGTTTATTAATAAACTAACTTATAGGGGCAGCTAGTCTGCCCTTATAAATATAATTAACAAAGTGATGTAGGAATTTACCTACAGTAGCATTCCCCAGCTTATTGGGGTTAACAGGAGATAGAAATGGCTGATAAAAAAATCACGCAATTGACCGACCTTGGTGACGGTCTAGCAAGTGTTGACTTGTTTCATATAGTAGATGACCCAAGCGGAACACCAATCAACAAGAAAATCACAGCGGCAGATGTATTTAATAACATACCATCATGGTTAGGTTTTAATTCAACTTCTCAAGCAATCACAGGTGATGGTTCAACATCAACAGCAATTGAAGTTACAAATCCAGTTACAGAAGTAAACGCAACATCAGCGGCTGCTCCTTGTACATTGGCTGATGGTGCAAATGGACAAATGAAAACTATTATAAATGTATCCACAGGTGGTACTAACGCAATTACAATTACACCAGCAAATTTAAGAGGCGGTTCTACCGTTACTTTAAATGCTGTAGGTGAGACCGTAACATTAATATTCAAAAATTCTAATTGGAATGTTATGGGTGGTCACGGATTTGTAGTTGCTTAATTTTGAGAATATTTGAAGGAGATATGATGATTAAATACGAACAACTGATTGATGAAAAGTCTACCTTACAGGCAGATTTTGATAAATTAAATAAACAAATTACCCAAGTCACTAATGAGTTGGGTCAAATGAAAGCTAATTTGAATGCTTTGAATGGTGCAATTCAACAAACTAATAAGTTAATTGAACTATGCAAACCAGAAGAAGGCAAAGAAGAAGCTTTAAAGGAAGTATTGTCTTAAAATGAAGACTCTAAAACAACATATTAAAGATGGAGGATTAGAGGATTTTGAAGAAGACTTAATAGGAGAAGAGATGAAAACTTTTAAACAACATGTAAAAGAAGACCACTCTGTCGGTACACCAGAAGTTAACACTGTA